TGGTACGCTTCTTCTCAAACCTCTTGCCATGCTTGTAATAGTATTTACCAGTTTTCTTGGTAACACTACGCCAGTTTAGGCAAGTCCTTGGGGCCACTCTAACTAATTCGAGGTGTTTTTCGAACGCGTTAGCGTACTCATCGTTCGGCGAATCATTCAAGCCTTGTAGCGCTAGCCAATAGTATGGTTCAACCATACTGACTAGACGTTTCCGAGGTGTTTCAGTCAAGAAATCGAACTGAAACCATGACGAACCGTGATGATACTGTACGAAAAGTGGTGACCAAGGCAGCAGTTTGTAGCCCAATGGTATGTCGCTTATGCTGTCGACCTTCACTCCCGAGTAATCTGGGAAGGAAGGCGGTACGCGTTTTATACCGCGTGACACCATAGTCAACTCCGACAAGATCCAAGTGAGTGTATCCCGAATTTCTAAGGGATCCCACCTGGCAGTCAGCCCATTGTAGACTTTATAAAGGAAAGCTTCATAGCGAATAGATGTAAGCTCGCAAGAATCACCCTTTAAAAAGTAAGGTCGTACATCTTGGCCGCAGTAAAAGTCAGCACCGCAGCTCTCACGAAAAGGATATGATGTAAATGTCTTGGTTGCATTCAATTTTAAATGTAGTTGGGGGAAGATACCCTCAACATACTGATGAATGCGCCCGGGGTAGATACAATCATCCCCATAGACAGAATACACGTCCTTTCTTCTCTTTCGAGTCGTGAGCTCCCCTATTGCTTTTATTATGCAATAGAAGATCAATGTTTCGACTGGGAACGTTGCCCCATTGCCCATAGGTAATACAGACGCTGTGGAAAAAGTTATGCCGTCTACACTCAAGTGACGGACGAACGTTTTTCGCAAGGCCTTATACCAGGCGCGAGGCAATACCCTATTCAGAAGCTCCGATGTAATACTATCAGAAGCAACCGAAAGGTCGGCTGTGACATGAGAAAGTGTTCGCGAAAATTCTTCGACGAGCTTTCTGTGGCGCTGTTGAAGGCGCCGAATGTCCAAGCCAACATCGGCAAGTCTAGACTGAACTACCCTACCGACACCATAGGAGAAAAACAACCCTAATAGTGTCAGCGGTGTTATGAGTCTGTACTTATCCCAAGTTTTTGGAACTTCAACAAGGTTGAGATAGTCTAACGAAAGCTGCTCTTTCAGCGCACAAAAATCATGCGTCTTTAGGATCCGTTGTAGAACTGGATCCCCAGGTAAAACCTGGTTGAGAAAGTATGCCGTCGTATCAACAGTCCCGGTGAATGCGTCTTTATCTGACAACTTAATGTCCAGATATGCATTGACCAGACTACATCCAATCGAGGACTTCTTACCGAATTGAACGTTCTCGATAACCTCATTACCTGGGTATTCGCCCAGGATCCGACGCGCGATTAACCGCGCACGCTGTAATACACGGAACCCCGATTCCTTTATTGGCATCGGCCGCTGTAAGCGTAGCTGTTCTTCTAAAAAACTCGAAAGCGTTTTAGCAGACAGCTCTTCGTCTGTGAAGGCATCTTGTTCAAAT